GTGTAAGCACGGGACGTGAGTGTGTGGTCGAAGCTCTTCACGAATTCATAGGCGGACATGACATCCCACGTCACCCCGTCGACGATGAGTGGAAGGTGTTCGATGAGTGCTTGACCCTTCTCACTCAGGGTTCCGATAGCCTCCTTGAGGGAGACACCTTTGTACTTGTTCGATTGTGTGTAGACACGCGTCGCTAAGGACATCAACGCACCGTAATCCTTGAGACTCAGTGAGCGGAGAGCGAAATCTATGTAGTCCGATTTGTTGACGGGAGTAAAGATGTCATTCCAATCAATCTTCATCTCTGAGAGGAGTGAACGAAAGTTGATGAATGCACGGTCAAACACGAGACGATGGGCGTGAAGGTCACGAATTTCCACCTCAGGTTCCCACCATGACCCACCCGCTGAAAGTTTTCTATCGTAGAGTGTCACGTCATGGTCTCCTGACCTCAGAATTTCCCACGCTAGGGACATACCCGTGGGTCCTGCACCGATGATATGAATCTTCATTCTACTTTTAGCCGATATATATTTTTTCGTGAGCCAACGTGTAAAAGAGGACAAGACCCATAGTGAGCCAAAGTTCTGGGGACATGTATTCTCGACCCCTATACACAATGAAGCCGATGAGAAGGAGGTGCATTGGGATTGGTTCGGTCCCATACTTGATATAGAATCCTATGGCTGCAGCGACAGTCATAAGTAGAGCACCCACGAAGGATGCCATCGAGGGCTTGTACAAAAACCACGCAGTGAATAACAACGCGACATACGATATGAATATCGAACGCCTGAGGAACTGACCAGGGCTACTGACAATTTCGAGTTTTTTACCACCGAGAAGTTTGGCGACCCAGTGTGGTC